GCTGTTGATAATGGCATTTTTAGCACCAGACATCCAAATATCGTGGCTGCAAATATTATTCGCTACCACACATTCGCCAGTTTGTACATCTTCCACTTGTACGCCCGCTTCCACATCAACTGTCGTCACTGCCATCCCCTGTTCACGATTACCCAAAATGAAAATATCAGAGCAAGATGTTGCACCGTAAGCTGATACATTGCGACCTCCAATTGCTATATTGTTAAAAAATCGCACACCTTTAACTTTGGTGCAGAGATAATGTCCAGCATTACCTGAACCACAATACGATTGGCAGTTTTGTACAATCACATTATCAGTTGGGTAATTAGTATCCGCCTGAATACTTTCACCTGCCCTGACCCCGTAGAAGGTGCCATTAAACACAACATTGTCAATATGGAGATTTTTAACACCAGCATCATCCAAAGACTTAAATCGAATACCAATTGCTTTGTTCGGTGTTTCAATACAAAAACCCGAGATAAAATAATTGCTGTGATTAATATTAAAAACTTCGGCCTCTGCTTGCTGGATACCTGCACCTAATACTAATTTGCCGGTCTTATTGCCCAAAATTTGCACATTATCGCGAACAGAATTAACGGCATTGTTGATACGAAATGTACCGTTTTCGATAAAAAATTGAGAATATCTCATAGCATTTACAAATGCTGATTCATCATTTGTTACCCCGTCACCGACGGCCCCAAAATCAAATAATGTAAGATGTGAAAGGTCAACACGCTTCCACCGCCCCCCATTATTATTCACAACAAAACAAACCCCACCATCATCAGGCGTAACTAAATCCTGCAAATCAGCCACAAACTCCCCACCGCCTGTTGTGCCGTCCTCATAGTAAGCATCCACCAAAATACGCTGACCGTGTTCCGTTGGGCGAATAGTGCGGAGTTCTGCTACAGATTTGCAGCGTCCGATGTGTTTATAGCCATCAGGACTACTCAAGTTATTTACAAATTCGTTAAACTCAGTTCTTGTGGCGTAAACAATATTATTGTTAATCGATAAGGTGACCGCATCACTACTACTAACTTGTAAAATCATTCGGTAATATTGGACTTTACCACTGCCTTGTTCTAATACAGGCTTATAATTTTCAGGGCAATTTGCTACAGCAACCAAACCACCTTGTTCATCAAATAACCCTATTTCTCGGACAATAAATCCACCTACATTTTCTGGGATTAGTAATTCAGCAATCATCTGATGGCGATTTTGCGGGTCTTCTAGCAAATCTGTAATTTCCGCACGATAAACTTCTCTTACAAGTGTGGTTTGAGATGCACTTGGAGTTATTGATGACCCGTTACCATCTCCTATAGCCATTTCCTTAAGTGGCACTGGTATCTTATTTGCAAGAGCCTCAACGATCACTCGCTCACCGTGATGGGTTAATATTGTTTTATATTTTTGTTCCATTTTTACCTCTTATTAGGATAAATCGTAATAATTTCGCCACTGTTTGTTGCACTAAATAAATCCATTTTGCTTTTAATGACAATAACAGGGAGCTTTTTAGGTGGATAAATCGTAATAATTTCGCCACTGTGTGCTCCACTAAAAATATTTGCTTTGCCTTTTGAGGTGGCTGATACTGCTAATTCTGTGATGTGCCTTGATACCGGTTTTGCATCTTCAATCAACCTTTCTAATTCTTGGTAGATTTTTTCGCTAATCCCTTTATCTTTTAACTCAACAAAAACCCTAAACGTCCCGGGCTGCCGTTGCCGTTTTTCCGCAAACCACTCACGGATTTCAAAAGCATAGCCGAGAGATTCCACAATTCTTCGCACTGCACTTGCTGTGCCTTTCTTTCGGTGTTCTTCAAAAGATCGAATAATGGTTTCTCTTTTTAATTCTTCACTCCAATGCTCTTCCCAATAATCCACCGATAAGGCCCACGCAAGATAGGGCAAAAATTTCACGGGGCATTTGTGTGGATTAATCAAATTTGCAAATTTAATCGGATTTTGTACCGCTTGTTGCAAACATTCGGCAGCTCGTTTTTCCAAAAGTGATGAACCGGGTGGCAATAATGCTTTAACTGTATTCATCGCTCACCTCAACATTTAGCGTGTAATTGACACAATAACCGGCTTGGTAAGGTGTCAGCACCAAATCAGTTCTCGGCTGCAAAATTTCCACATTTTGCACACCGGCAACGTGCAAGGCGGCGTGGATACCTGAGTGAGTCACATCTCGTCCAATGCGTTTTGTTTGGTTGATGTAAGCCTCTAAGTTAGCTTTTGCCGCTTTTAAAATAGGCTCTTTCTCAGGTCCACGGTAGAGATGCAACACCGCATTAATTTCATATTCCACAATGCTTGCCCCTTGCACGGTTACTCTATCGGCAATCGGTCTAACCTCTTCATCATTGAGAGCAATTTTGGCCGCATTGATGATTTCTGAGGCTACGGCTCCGTTGCCATCACGAGAAAGCAGCGTTACCGTTACATAAGCTGGCTGTGGTGATATGACGGACACATCGGCAATTTTTCCGTTAGCAGACAGGGCGTGAAAGGTGTAAGCCTTCCGTGGACCGGCAACCGAAACACTTTCAATTTTTAACTGCACACGCTGACGGAAATCATCATCAGGCTCTAACTCTTCGACGATAGGCGGGCTTGCAGTTAAGTCTTCAGCTTGCACTACAAGCCGCTCAACATTAAAGTTGGCTGCGATGACATCTAAATCCGTACCGGTAGCATAAGCAAGCATTGTGGCTTGAGCCGCACTATTAATGCGTTGGCGTTCGAGTAGCTGCAAATAGCAATTTTCTTGTAGTAACTTGGTGATAGGCTCAGACTCCAACGCTAACCGTGCAGCCATTACCGCTCGTTCGCTTTCTGGGTAGAGGGATAAAAACTTGGCTTTCCGCTCTGCCAGTAAGGTTTCATAGTCCAATTCTTCCAGTACTTTCGGGGCGGGGAGTTTGGATAAATCGACAATTTCGCTCATAGTGTAAAACGCATTCCTTTGATGCTGATTTTTCGGTGCTTAAGGGTAAAATCTAAGGTGCAAATCAGCTTATTGTAGTTATCTTCGGCAAATTCCACTTTAAATCGGGTGATCGCTATACGTGGCTCCCATTGCTGCAACGCCATCACGCACGCAGCGGAGAGTTGCATAATCAGACTTGCGGCAATCGGTTTATCAGTTAGCTTGTAGAGATTACTGCCATAGGTTCGCCGCATTACCCGACTGCCTTTTGCCGTCAGCAAAATATCTTTGATAGACTGCTTGATATGCTCTACTTCGTCTTCAAGCTGTTCGCCTGTTTCTCGGTTCATTATGGTTTTGCTCCGCTAGTTGGTCTGCCGTCACCTTGCTCAATGTGATGGTGGCTGCCTAAACTGATTCCCGCCCCTGATACATCGCCTTTTGCTGTTACCGCCCCTTGTGTGCTGATTGCACCTTGCGATGAGGTTGTGCCTTTCACGGATAGGTTGCCCCCAATCACGACATTTTTTGTGGCCTTAACCGTGGGCGTGTCGAGCGTGATAGATTCTGTCGCCTGCACAATCACCACTTTGCAATTTTTTACGGTTAATTGACCGCTTGCGGTGTTGTAGCTGATTTCTGCACCGTCCGAAAAGCGGAATAGATGCTCATCGGCGGATTGGCTCGGGGCGTTTTGGGTGTAAATCCCAAATAAGATCACGCCTGTGGTAAATTCACCACTCACGCTTAACACCACGCATTGCTCGCCAACTGTTGGAGCTGACCACGTTTGCGATGTACCGGCACGAAAAGTCAGCCACGGTAAGAAATCGGTCGTAATACCGCCCGAATTGACCCGTGCAGTCGCTGTGGTTAAATCCACCTCGGCAATAGTGCCAAGTCGGATAATATTGTCTAAACGGCGGATTTGTTCGGCGTGGTTTGGCTCACTCATTTTTACAATTACAAGCGGTTAAAAAATGAGGATATTTTGCAAAAGGCGAAAGGCTTTGGGTATAAATGCGAGGTGTGAAATGGGTTTTAACAGGCAAAGAAAAAGCGACCGATTAGGTCGCTTACTGATTATGGGCGTGGGTAAAGTCGGCTACTGTGAATGATAGCTAAGATGTAGAAGATCAAACCTAATCTGACAGTCCCCCGTTTTAAATTACCGTGTCTGTCAGATTAATTTGAGCT